ACCCTGAAAGTATTTTCGCTTATACGCTGCTGCTTCTTTTGGCGAAGTCCGTAATTGTAATGCCAATCGTTTGTTACCAATTCCATAGATAATTACAAAGGTAATGTTCTTTGCCATTTGCCGATAGAATTTAAATTCAGGGTGGTTTTCTTCTATACCAAATGCAGTCTTAGCTGTCTCTCCATGAAAATCAATATTCTCTTTACGCATTAATTCATCCATGATTTCATTTTGGAGATAACTAAGAAATACTCTTACTTCCATTTGAGAGTAGTCAAAGCCAATTAGAGAGTAGGTTGGCCTAGGTACAAACAACCTCCTAATGGCTATCTGATGCCCATTAGATTCATCAAAGGATTCATCCCCAATAAACCCCCACGTATCCAATACATCATCCCCTAAATCGGGGGAGAGCGTCCCCCCCTTGGTAGAGACAATAGCTTCAATACGACCTTTAACAACTTCTCTTTCCTCATTAGTTAACTCCTTATCTACTAAGTTAAAATGAGTTCTAGGTATATTCTGAAGATTCGGACTTCGTGAAGACAACCGACCAGTTACAACCACCCAATTACAAAAAGTTGTATGCAAAGTTTTTGTATTTATATAGGGTTCTAAATAAGTAGATTTTAGTTTTTCTAAAGATCGGTATTGTCTAATCAGTCCTGCAATCGGATTATTGATTTGTATTAATGCAGCTTCTCCCCAAGATTCTTTACCCTTAGGAGTCTTAGTAGGGGAATGAATACCTAACCTATTTAACACTTCCCCTACTTGTTGTGAACTACTTATATTAAAGGTATCACCCGTTAATTCCCAGATACGTGAGGCTACGTCAGTCCTACGTTGGTCTATCTTAACCATAGATTCCACTGCATACTTACTATCAATTTCGATACCTAGTCCTTCCATACCATATAACACAGTAGTTAATTGTGATTCTAATTCAGCTATCTGTTTCTGCCCCATCTGTTCAATTTGCTGCATACATGCTTGATACAAGTTAAATGTCCAATAAACATCTTGTTCACAATACGGCCCCAAAACTTCTACCGGGGACATTGAAAAGTCCTTATTCCATTTATTTTGTTTTAGATACTTCTTAGTTTCTATGTCATATGAAGCTTCTTTGTCTCCATAATACCTCTTAATTGTTTCCGTTAGCCCAAATTCCCTAACTTCTGTATCAGCACATAACCTCACTAAGACAATTACATCTATTAATTTTTGCCCATTAACTTTTAAACCCTCCTTTTCTAAGAATCTCAAATCAAATTTCATGTTATACCCAAGCAATGTTTCCACTTTGTTCAGGCCATGAATAAAATTTCCTAAGAATGTACCATCTAAATTCGTTCCTTGATGATGTCTGAATGGAAAATAATAAGTATCGGTTTTAGACTGTGTCCCATAACCCAATACCCCTACTCCGCATATCTGATTATACTCATACGGGTCTAGTCCATTAGTTTCAACATCTACACACCACGTATCATACGTACCCAAAGTCTCCATAACACTTTCAAATTTATCTTTAGTTACTATCATATACTTTTACCTGTATTCCTGCTCTATCTAGTATGGCTTTAGTTTGTGTGTGGGCATATTCTTCTAATGCCACAATCTTCTTAACGTTGCTATTAGCAAACATCTTACCACAAGTAAAGCAAGGAAGTACAGTCATATACGCAGTTAATTCCTCGTCAGACCGTAATTGAAGAAAGGCGTTAACTTCTGCATGAATGGCTTCACAATGGTCTAGCCCTTCTCCTGTAGGGTACTGCGCTCCAGGGCAGGGGTTATCAATACAATGAATAAACCCTGTTGGAACGCCATTGTACCCTGTTGCTACAATGTGGTTATTTCTGTCTACTAAGACACAACCAACTTGTCTACGAGGACAAGTACTTCTCTGTGCTACGGTTTTAGAAATCTGTAAGAAGTACTCATCCTTATCTAATCTAGTGGACATTAAAACAAATCTAAGCTAGAGGATTCGGTTTTAATTTCCGTTTCTCCATCTCCATTAGAGGGGCCAGGACTCCACAAAGCCCCATACCGCTCTTGAAAATATTCTTGGATAGGTGGGAGTCCAGACGCCTCATCCTTTTTATCGTTAGGAATTTCTCCTTCCCTAGCCGTTGCTGCAATGGCATATGAGGTATCACGCATTCCCGCACCAGTACGCTTAATCCTCATGACACCCTTATTTAAGGAGTTCCAATCATTATACACATCCACCAATTGATTCCAGAGATAATCATTACGACCAAATCCGAGACAAATAACCTTATAATCATTCACAGTTTCCTTGAACATCTTGCGCCCACCTGGGCCGTGCATTTCTTCCCACTCCTCCTTACGCTTTTCCGCATGGATTATTTCATATACATATCCCCAAAAAGCAAATTTCCTAGATGGCCGGGAATCTGCGGGTACAGCACTCAAATCTACTCCATCAGCATTTAATAAGTTAACAAACCTATTACCTTGCCTAAAGGTATACAACGACACTTCGTCTAAGTTGGCATCGTTATCTTCACCTGTAGCTACTGATGTTACAAATGCTTGGTCACCATCTTTAAACCATATTTCCCTAAACGGTACTGCTGACCTTGATGCTGATTCTATCCTACTTTCTTCCCTAAGACTTTGAATACGGCCTATTCCACTCATATTAATCTCCTACAATTTAAATTTACCAGATGTCTCTATTTTTTATTATAGCTTTTAGCTCTCTTTCATTTTTTACATCTTGTATATCTTTCACTCCTTTCGGCAATTTTATATATGATACCACAAAATTTCGTGACATGCAAGTCATTAATCGTTCTTTTCCTTTTTGCCCTGCTTCATCATTATCCAAGCATATAACTAATTCTTCAACAGGAAGTTTAGAAAGTAACTCTTCCTGAGTCTTGGATAGTATAGACCCTAAAATAGCTACTGAAGGAAAGCCATTTTGATGTAACCAAATAGTGTCTAAACTACCCTCAGTAACGCACACAAAGGAATCATTCCTAAGATGATTAATCCCGAATAAATACTTAGATTTTTTAAATCCTTTAGAATATAAATATTTAGGAACTGCATTAGATCTACGTGATACCCACCCCTTTAATTCCTCAGTCTGAGTAAAAATAGGGATGATTAAATCGTCATACCTATTAGTTCCACACTCCCACTTTTCTAATTCTTCCTGAGAAAACCCCCTCTTCAAAGCCCATTTAGGATAAGTATAAGCCTGGAACTCTTCAGGATACGTTATGAATTCTTGGACATCTTCTAACTCAAAGCTATCAAAGAAATTAAGATCTAACTCTACATCTTTATCTCCTAAATATTTCTCTACGTCCAATAAAGAAATATGCCAGTACTTACTTAAAAAGTATTTTAATGGCCCTTGTCCACAACCAGCGAAGCATATCCATACACCTTTATCAGTATTGATAGATAAGGATGACACTCTATCATCATGTAAGGGACAGACTATACTTACTTCAGACTTTTCTATAGGAATTGGGAGTCCTGCATCTATAAGAATATTAGTCCAATTCATTAATATTCATCCCTTTCAAAAAACTTACTACCCACTTCTTCTATATGTCCTCTATCTACATCCCATTCTAATAGAGACATATCTATATCTATTTCACCATCCCTATACTTTTGATATTGGATTACTCGTTTTTGATTATCATTTTCCACCCTTGCCATTGATAAGGTTACATCTGAAGCCCTAAGTAACGCATCTCCAAAGGCTACAGTTTCAGGTTGGGGTGGGACATATACATTCGCAGCATCTCTATTCGCCTGAGTAGTCACAAACATGGAAACATTTTGGGAAAGGCATAATCCTTTCATAGCATAGAATAGCGCATGGGATTGTTCCCACATAGCTTTAGTAGTAGTTAATCCCGAAGTGACTAAATAAATACCATCTACCACTACAAATTCTGGGGTATGCTTTCTAACAAGTCCTGCAATCCCTTCTATAGTCATAGTCCCTTGTCCATTTATGTGGTCACAAACTAGAAGACTTGGAGCATTTTCCTTCGTAAGGGTTTCCAAAAACTCTTTATATACTGCCACATCTATTGGGTCACCATTTCTAAGGGCTTTATGAGAAAGTTTATACCCCATTAAATTTGCCATAACTACATCAGCCCTTAAATTAATAGCTGATACCGGCATTTCAGTTGAAACTAACAGAGTTTTATGCCCATCCATCGCAGCAATAGCCGCTGCTAAAACACTCATCCATGTTTTCCCTACAGTTGGTCTGGCAAATAAAGAAATTAACTCACCAGGAAGCCACCCTACCCCAAGATTGTTGAGAGTTTTAAAGGGAGTTCTAATTCCCATTAGACCATCACCCATCTGACGTTTGGCTGTTCGATTTTCCCATTCAGCCAACCTATCTAGCGAATGTCCGTTGTTATATGTTACAACCTCTTCATCATAAACGACACTAATATCATTAAGACTGTGTGTTATTTGTGAAAAGGCTTTCCTAGGATTTTCTTTCAACACTTCTTTATTAGTATTAAAGACATTTACTATTTCCCTGTACAAGACTTGGTTCTTGAACTTATCCACTGCATAATCTAAGTTCAATGTACTGGCTGACGTATCTAAAGTAGGATAATTTTCGCATAGGTGAGCAATCGTTGGAAATTCTCCGTAATCATCCACATACTTGAGCAAAAATTGATACGCATCACTATGTTTTGCAAAATCCTTGGATTGATGCTTAAACTTTCTGAGTTGATCGAAGTCAGTTAACCCTAAAATAATACCAGATTCAATAAAATCAAAACTTTCCATTTATTCTCCTAAGTTAATAAGTAAACTTGATTGTATGAATCCATCAAATAATATTCCGTGTGGTCTTCGGGGGTAATTAATTTTTTTGCGTCTTCTGGTGTAGCTACTTCGGCTACTAACCACACTTGTCTTGTTTGTTGATTCACTCCCATGAGTTTAAGGCTTGGAGAAACCTTTGTCAAGGGCTTTTGCGTACTCAATTTGCCTCGTTTAACTCTTCTCTTTATAGGCATCATCATCTCCTAACCAATTTTTGTTAGTTATGTACTTATCTAGCTTTCTTTTAGAACTATGTCGTAATTTATACGAGGATTCGTCTAATTCTATTGTAATTTCCTCCATTGTAAGTCCATCCATACGTAAATTAAGGAAATTAATTTCAGAAGAACTTAATTTAGCCCTGATCAACAGATCTTGAACTTCAAAGTCTTGTTCTTTAGTCTTTGCAAGAGGATCTTCTAAAGCTTTAATAATTTTAGAGGGGGTATTTCCACCCGTAGATTCATCAGAAGAAAAATCGTAGTTATATGACTCATCTAAACTAGATGCTTCATAAATTAGGTGATGTTTTCTAGCTTTAGAAATTAAAGTACGCAAAGTATTAATCATAGTGGTATGTAAATAGGTATGGAAAGAGATTCCCCTTGATTCATCAAAGCCTTCCGCAGCTTTAACAATAGAAATTCGTAATTCTTGTCCTAAATCTTCTCTATCCATACCCAATACAAAAGATGTGTTTAAAAAACGTTGTATTTTCGGCTCCCATTGAATAATTAACTCATCTGTAATATCCATAAACCTCCTCTACCTATCTTTTTGACCCCTATTAAAGCATGACTTACTACAATATATATGATTATACCCCCTTCTATGTCCTAATGCAATATCAGAACGTCTTCTTATGAAAGACATATGACAAAAGGCACACGTTACAAGCAGATATAAGTAAGTTTCCCTACATTCAGAAGAGCAAAAACGTTGTCTTTGGAGTATAGCATACCCACAGAGGTCACATTGGCGAGGAAGTTTGCGTGGTCTGGGAACGGAATTGATTAATCCTTCCGCTTTTAAAACCTTACTTACGTATTGCTTACAGACTTCAACCTTCCTAGCTATCTCTGACCCACTCATTAACGGGTTATACTGTCTTAATCTAATTATCTCCTGCTTAGTAGTCATTATACATCAAGCGTCCATGTGTACACATACCTCTGTTGGACGAAGTGTATCTAATAGCGAAGATTCCTGCAACATTTGCAACCCAACCCTAAGATTCTTTTTTAATATATCTAAACATTCACGTTCTATAATAACTTCAGTAATTTCCGTAGGTTTTGTATAGGATGGGTCACCCTGTGCAGCATGTTTTGGATAAGTTGCTTTAATAAATTCCCATTGCTCATCTGTAAAAGTTAACGTTATCTCTACGGACATATTAATTTCCCTCCAATACTTCTATTCTTTCTTTTAATTTTTTCATTTCTTCTATTAACAATACTGATATAGTCTTATATCGTACTGCATCTGGTTCATTAGCCGTATTGTAGATAACTAGTTCTGGTAAGATTTCATGAACTTCTTCTGCTATTAAACCAAAATCAGTTTTTCCTATAACAGTTACTATTTCATCAGTGACTCCATTTTCATCTAGTACAGGTTCTTCAAAATCTTTCCATTTAAAGGTTCTTGGAACTAAATCATATACTTTAGATGTATCTATTGCCAAGGCTATAATATTTTCTTTGTATCGTCTAGAAGAACTGTCTGTTTTGACTGTAACCCCAGCTAGAATTAAGTCAGTTCCTGAACCGCTTCCAAGTCCAGCCAAGTAAACACCACTACCCGTAAGATACATTCCTGTAGCATATAAATATGCAGGACTAAAGCTGTTGTTTGCTGATGAAACCGTAGTGCTTCCACTATAATATGCAAATCTATTACTAGTTCCGCTACTTACCGTTCCACTTCCACTTGAAATAGTAATAGTTTTAGTTGAGGTTGTACCTGAAGCAACTACGCCTGCACCAGTAAAGTTAAGTGTTGTTGCTGCTGTTGATAATGATACACCGTCATTTTGTACAGTTAGTGTGGTGCCACCACCACTGGTTGAAATAATTTTTATTGTGTCAGTACCAGGATTAGTTTCTAATTCAATACCAGCCCCTGCTATTAGATGTAGTGTATCACCGACAGAAGCCTGAAGAACACCTCCACTGACACTTCCCCCATCTGAAGCAGGAGAAATGGAAGTATATGCGTTATTGCTTTGCCCTTCAATACCGTAGACCCCAATCTTCATAGTGGTATAATTTGGGTCACTTCCATCAATCCCTGTAAGCCTAATATTATCCCCAGCTTGTATTCCAAAAGTATCATTAGTGAGTAGGGTAGTAGTTATAGAAAAATCGCTAGGGTTGCAATCTCCTTCAGCTTCTGAGACACTCATTTTATAGAAACCCTGGTTCAATTCCCTTACTGTCCCAACATCATTTTTTACAAAAAGGCCATTAGAGGATGATTTTGATTGAGCATACACTCTAACAAAACCACTGTAATTCAAACTAGGTGTAGATTCCTCCTTAAACCACATGCCCTCATCAGCTTGCATTGGTGTGGCTGTAGCCCAAAAACTGCTTCCAGTACTTCTAGTGTTCTTAACATTAGCACTAAAAGTATTAGTACCTGTCCATGTATTATTACTTGATAATAGTCCACTACTCCCTGCCGCATCAACCCAATCTAAGGGATAAATAGTTACAGTTCCCCCCCCTATAGTTTTATCCGTAATGGTACTACCATTCCTTGCTAAAACTTGATCAGCACTAGGGCCACTATTAGGAAATTGATAATAAATTGGGCCACTAGTCTGGTCTTTAGGCCAAATTCCTATATATGCT